ATAGGTGCTCATAACGTTGCTACTTTAGATGAAATGCAAAACTTACATTTATATGACTTTGGTATATTTTTAGAATTAACACCAGATGATGAAGAAAAAGCAATGCTTGAGCAAAATATTCAAATGGCAATACAACAGGGTAGTATAGATCTTGAAGACGCTATTGATGTAAGAGATATTAAAAATGTTAAACTAGCTAATCAAGTATTAAAAATACGTAGAGGTCAAAAAATGGAAAGAGACCAAGCTATGCAACAACAAAATATACAAGCTCAATCACAAGCTAATATGCAAGCTCAACAACAAGCCGCTCAAATGGAAGTGCAAAAAAACCAAGCAATGTTACAAGGTCAAATGCAAATGGAGCAAATGAAAGCACAGCTTGAGGCTCAAAAGCAAGCAACAGATGTTAATTACAAAAAAGAATTAATGCAGCTTGAGTTTCAAATGAATATGCAGCTTGAAGGTATGAAAGCTCAAACAGCTAAAAACAACGAAAGTTCAAAAGAAGATCGTAAAGACGAAAGAACAAAAATACAGGCAAGTCAACAAAGTGAATTAATAGATCAAAGAAATACTGGAAAACCACCTAAAAACTTTGAGTCTTCAGGTAATGATAACTTAGGAGCTATTGATTTAGGAAGTTTTGAGCCTAGATAAAAATTATTAACTATTATTATATTATATTATGGAAGAAAACGTAGAAAACGTAACCGAAGAGGTTACAAAAGTAGATACATCTAAAGAAACACCAACTGATGATGGTGTTACTAAAGTAAATTTAGATAAACCACCAACACCAAAAACAGAAGAAAAAAATGAAACCACAGAAGAAATTAAAGAAGATAACGCTGACGACAGCGGAGTGGTTGAGCTCGTTGAAGATGCCGACACCACAGAAAAACAAGAAGAAGTACAACCGGAAGAACAAACACAAGAAACTCCAGTATTAGAAGAAGTTACTGAAGAAGAAGTTAAAGAGCAAACAGAAGAACTAGCTGAAGAAGTTGAAGAAGCTATAACTGAGGCTCAAGAAACTGGCAAAGCAATACCTGAAAATTTACAAAAAGTTGTAGATTTTATGGAAGAAACTGGTGGTACATTAGAAGACTATGTACGTCTTAATCAAGACTTTTCTAGTTATGATGACATGACAGTTCTTAGAGAGTACTACAAACAAACAAAATCTCACTTAACATCTGATGAAATTGAATTTTTAATAGATGATTCTTTTTCATACAATGAAGATGAAGATGGCGATAGAGAGATTAAAAAGAAAAAAATAGCGCTAAAAGAGCAAGTTGCCAGCGCTAAAGCCCACCTGGACGGGCAGAAGTCCAAATACTATGAAGAAGTTAAAGCCGGTTCTAGGTTAACTACCGAACAACAAAAAGCTATAAACTTTTTTAATAGATACAACAAAGAGTCAGAAGAAACTCAAAAAATAGCGGATCAACAAACTAATACTTTTAAATTAAGAACTCAAGAAGTTTTTAACGATAAATTCAAAGGTTTTGAATATAACGTCGGTGATAAAAAATATCGGTTTAACGTGAAGAATGCTCAAGAGACTAAAGAAACACAAAGCGACATTAATAATTTTGTCAAAAAGTTTTTGAACAAAAACAATGAAATGTCAGATGCTAAAGGTTATCACAAGTCTTTATACGCAGCAATGAATCCCGACGCTATTGCTAAGCACTTTTATGAACAAGGTAAAGCAGATGCTATGAAAGATAGTGTTGCCAAAGCCAAAAATGTAAGTATGGATCCTAGACAATCGTTTTCAAACGATAATACTAGCGGGCCAAAAGTAAGAGTACTTAACAATGATGATTCTCCTAACTTTAAGTTTAAAATTAAAAATAAATAAATAATAAATTTAAAATTACAAAATTATGGCAATTTCAAATCCTGGAGGTAATTTAAACAGTGTGCCTGCTCCAATACAGCAAGCATTACAAACAAATTATCTTGATCTTTCATCTGCATCAAATGCAGGTTGGGGACAACAATATGTACCAGACCTAATGGAAAAAGAAGCTGAAGTTTTCGGACCGAGAACTATTTCAGGTTTCTTATCACAAGTTGGGGCTGAAGAAGCGATGACTGCTGACCAAGTTGTTTGGTCTGAGCAAGGTCGTTTACATTTATCTTACAAATGTGAGGTAAAAACAACAACTACTATTGAGATTCAATCTGATATTGATGGTAACAATTCTGATACTACTAACGGTATTTCTGGTTCTGGTAACAGCCCAATTAAGCATGGTGTTAGAGTAAACGATACTGTTATTATATCTGATTCAACTAACGGTGTAGTTAAAGCTTTAGTTACTGTTGTATCTAATGATACAATTACTGTAGCTCCTTATGAAGCTACTACACTAACTGATACTACAGCTGCTTTAGCAACTACAATATTAGTTTATGGTTCTGAATACGGTAAAGGTACTAAATACGATAAAGCTGATGGTACTTTTAACACTGAAGATAGTAGAGGTGCTAACGAGCCTTCGGTTCAAACATTTACTAACAAGCCAATCATTATGAAAGACTACTACCAAGTTTCAGGTTCTGATGCTTCTAGAATTGGTTGGATTGAAGTTTCTTCTGAAGGTGGTGCTTCTGGTTACCTATGGTACTTAAAAGCTGAAGCTGACACAAGAGCTCGTTTTAACGATTACTTAGAGATGTCAATGCTAGAAGCTGTACCTGGTGCTGCTGATGGTTCTAGCACTACAGCTGATACACAGTTAAACATGGCTGGTGCTAAAGTTGGTACTCAAGGTTTATTCGATGCTATTGAAGACAGAGGTAACATTACTACTGGTGTAACTGGTGTTAATGCTGCTACTGATTTAGCTGAGTTTGACGCTATCTTAGCTGAGTTTGATTCTCAAGGTGCTATTGAAGAAAACATGATGTTCGTAAATAGAGCTACTAGCTTAGCTATTGACGATATGTTAGCTTCAATGAATTCTTACGGTGCTGGTGGTACGTCTTATGGTGTATTCAACAACTCTGAAGATATGGCATTAAACTTAGGTTTCTCTGGTTTCAGACGTGGATCTTACGATTTCTACAAGTCTGACTTTAGATACTTAAACGACAAGGCTACTAGAGGTGGTATTAACTCTGCTAATGCTGCAAATGCAATTAGAGGTGTCTTAATCCCTGCTGGTACTTCTTCAGTTTATGACCAAACTGTTGGTGCAAGTATGAAAAGACCATTCTTACACGTTAGATATAGAGCTTCACAAACTGACGATAGAAGAATGAAAACATGGACTACTGGTTCTGTTGGTGCTGCTACATCTGCTTTAGATGCAATGCAAATCCACATGTTAACTGAGAGATGTTTAATTACTCAAGGTGCTAATAACTTTATGTTATTAAAATAAGCACTTTTATTTAAAGAACCGGGGCTTCGGCCTCGACCCTTTCTTTTTATTAATTTTATTATATATTATATTATGGCAAAAAAACAAAAAACACAAGAGGTAGAGGTACCTGTTGTTGAAACACCAGTTGTTGAAACACCAAAACCTAAAAAAACTCAACCTGTAAAACCAGCTTGGGAAATAAAAGACAGAATGTATTTTCTAAAAGGAAATAAAAGACCTCTTTCAAGATCTATTAAATCTGCAAATATTTATCATTTTGATGAAGAAAAAGGTTATGAAAGAGAACTTAAGTATTGTGAAAATCAAAGAACTCCTTTTGTAGATGAAATGCAAGGAGATCAAAGATTAGCTCATATTGTTTTTAGATCTGGAAATTTATTCGTACCAAAAGAAAAAACAGTTTTACAAAAACTATTAAGCTTATATCACCCACACAAAGGTATGATATACGAAGAGTTAAAACCAGAGAAAAACGCTGCATCTGAAATCGACTATTTAGAAATGGAAGTTTTAGCGTTAAATGAAGCTATGAACATGGATGTCGATATGGCAGAAGCTATAATGAGAGTTGAAGTTGGTTCTAGAGCATCTAAGATGAGTTCTAAAGAACTTAAAAGAGATTTACTGTTATATGCTAAAAGAAATCCTGGTTTGTTCTTAGAGTTAGTTAATGATGATAACGTTCAACTTAGAAACTTTGGTATTAAAGCTACAGAGCTTGGAA